GACAATAAGAAAGGCTACTGTTTTAGACATATCAGCATTAATTATAATGTTAGATAGTATGCATAAGGAAACCGAAGTGATTGTACCAAAGATAAATAGTGCTAAATTAGTAAATAAAATCAACGAGTTAATTCATAAAGGTCTTGTATTAGTTGCGGTAGAAAATAATAAAATACAAGGTTCAATAGCAGGGCAAATAGTTCAAGACTGGTGGAGTGAAGAAAATTATATTGCAGATGCTTGGTTTTATGTATTTAAAGACCAAAGAACTAGTGGTGTAGCAAAAAGTTTACTTGTAGACTATATAAAACAAGCAAATGATGCTAAACTAAAAGTAAGATTAGGGCATATTTTCTCTGGTGACTTAGAAAGAAAAGATAAATTATTTACTAGAATGGGTTTTGTTAAGGCCGGTTCTGTGTTTGTGGAGGCTTAAATGGGTGCATTATGTACTAACCAACCAATAGTATTACCAGATTATAAAGATACAATAACAGGCACATCAATACCTGCTTTTGTTTCTGCAGGTGGTAAAGAACTTTATGAGCAAGCCAGAGAACTTACAAAGTCAGAATTTCCTGCATATGAAGGTGATAGAATAGCAACCTATGGTACAGATGCAGATGGAAACCCATTCAGAATGAATGAGACAGAAAGAGCAGGTCTTGATTTATTAGCAAAAGGTGATGAAACTTATACTGGTTTACTTGATGATGCAAAAGCTATGGCAGGCACACTTGGTAGTGGTTATACTGGAGCAACTAGAGATGAATTGTTAGGCGATACCTTTTCACCAGAAACAGTTAATCAATATATGGACACATTTCAGACTTCTATTGACCCTGCTCTTGAACAATTAGAAAGAGAAAGACAAGCAAGACAAAACGAGAATTCAGCAGATGCAATAAGAGCAGGTGCTTTTGGAGGTTCTAGGTTAGGTTTAAGAGAAGCAACAACAGATGCTGAAATAGCAAGAGCAGGTTCTGATTTACGAAGACAAGCAGGGCGAGATGCATTAACTTTTGCTTCTAATCGATACGATACAGATAGAACAGCCAGATTTGGTGCAGAAGATGCTATGAGAGGTGCTTTTGAGACAGACGAGGCTAGTAAATTAAGAGCAACAGAAACATTAAGTGGTCTTGCACCTTTGGCACAAAGTCTTAATGAACAAGCCGCCTCAGGAATGATTACAGCAGGTCAAGCACAAAGAGAATTAGACCAAAGAGCATTAGATTTGGCTTATGGGGATTTTTTAGAACAAAAACAATATCCGTTTGAAATGTTAAATTTTGCTTTAGGTGCATTACAAGGAATACCATACGAAACATTAACTAGAGCACAAGCAACTGGTAATCAGTATATGCAACAACCTAGTATATATGGACAAACCTTAGGAGGTTTAGGTTCATTAGCTAGTTTATATGCTTTAGGTAGGAGAGGATAATGGCTGAACCACAAAATGCAACAATGCTTGAATTATTAACTAAACAAATTCAACAGAACCAAAACAGTGGAAGTAAAAATTTTCTTAAAACATTAGAATCTATATATGGTGTTGGTGGAAATGACGTTACAAAGTTAGAAGGTGGTGCATTAGGTGGTATTATAGATAAAATTGTACCAGATAGAAAACCAATAGACCCTGCAATGTTAGCTTTAATTGGCTTTTCAAAAATGGCAGAAGCATCATCACAGCCCGGTGCGACTGCAATAGGTGGTTTCGGTTCTGGTATTCAAGCAGGTGTAGGTGCAAAATTAAAAGATGATGCTTTACAAGAAGCAAATGAACAAGCAAAGATGAAAGTAGGATTAACACTAGCATCAGCATTAAAACCAAAAACTGGAGTACCTAAAACAGTACAGGTTGGTGTTGCAACGGGTCGTGACGGCAAACCTCTTTATGATAAAAATAACAATATTCTTTATAATTACCAAACATATAATGTCGATGGTAATATAATCGGTAGCTTTCAAGCACCAAAGGGAAGTGGTAGTGCCCCTAAAATAAACATTAACACTAAAGAAAATACTACAGATAAAGAATATGGAAAATTAAGAGTTAAAAATTTATTTGATTTTTATGATGGAAGTGGTACTGGTGCGAATAGACAACCGGGAATTTCAGAAAAGGCAGTCAAGGCTAGTGGCGATTTAAGTAAAATTGGTACTATTAGAAGCTTCTTAAATAATGCAGATACTGGATTTGGTCAATCAACTATAAATTCAGCTAAAAAATTATTTAATAGATTTGGCTTTGACTTTGATGAAACAAAAATAGGATTAGGTGATAGTTTAGAAGCCTTAACTAGTGGAATGGTTTTACAAAGTGTATCGCAAATGAAAGGTGCTTTATCTGATAGAGAACTTGGGTTCTTACAAAGTATGCAAGCAAATATTGGTAATACAAAAGCTGGTAACTACTTAATATTATTGACTGCAGAAAAAGGATTAAAAAAGAATTTAAAATGGAATCAATTTTTTAAAGACTTTAAAGAAAAAGAAGAAATACCAGATGGCACTAGTCCAACAGCCATGGGTTCGAATACACAAGAAAGTTTAAAATTAGGTGAAAAATTAAGAACTGAATGGAATAAATTTTTAATTGAAGATGAAAAGAACTTATATGACTTTTTAGTACAAGATAGAAAAGATTTTGTTAAAGATTTAAGAGTCAAAGGTTTTGAACCAAGCGCTATTAGAAAAGCGGTTAAGCAACAATATTTCTTCACAGATAGTGATGGACAAGAAACCGATGCATTACAGTTTATAAAACCTATGTTTACAAGTAGATTTGGGAATTAATATGGCAGATGAATCAGTAGATACCTCAAAATTAAATGATGACGATTTTCTTTCTTTTATACTTGGTGGTGATGATAAACCAACATCAAAAAAGACTATAGATGATGTGCCATTTATAGGTTCTGCATTAGCAAGTGCATCTGATGTGGCTACTGGTGTTAAAAAAGCATACACAGGTGAAGACGTTCAATTAAGTTTTCCTAAAGCAGATGGTATATCTGAAATTGAGATGGGTTTTTGGGAAGATTTAATACCTAGTTTTAAGGGAATGTTTGTCAGAAGTGATGCAGGTAAAGCTGAAATAATTAAAGACACATATGCCGATGATGAAAGATTTGGTGGTGCTTATGTAGATGATTTTAATAATCCGTTTATTATTTGGAATAAAAAACCTTTTTATATTAATAAGCCGGGTTTTTCTGATATGGATTTTAATAATGTTTTGAATGAAGTTATTAAATTTTACCCTGCTACAAAAGTCGTATCTGGTGCTAAATCACTATTAGGTACAATCGCCAGAGGTGTTCCATCTTACGGAGTAACAGAAGGTGCAAATATCACTGCAGAAGAAATAATTGCACCAGAAACATCAAAATCAAAATCTGTAGCAGATAGAGCAGGTGAAGTTGGAGTTAGTACTGCAATAGGGACTGGAGCCGATGTAATAATGCCATCAGTTGCAAAGGCAGGTGGTAAAGCTTTAAGAGCCATGATACCAGATAAAATAGCAGAGGTAATTAATTTACCTAAAATGACACAAGATGTATGGGAAGTGGTTACAAAATCAAAGTACCCTTTGAGCAAAGGTCAAGCTACAACAAAGGCACTTACCAGAGCGGATTCTGGTGATGCACAAGCACAATCATCAAAACAAATAATGGAAGAAGATAGAATTCGTTATTCTAAAGAAAAAGGTTCAGATATAATTACTGGTTTTGATGAAAAACAACTTGGCCTAATAAGACAAGATGCTGAGGCTATTACCAAGAAACAAGGCACAGGTAGAGTTAGCGAAGATAAAGAATTAGTACCCATTGAAAGTGCTACAAGTATAAAGAATATTGTTACAAAGCGTAATAATGCCTTAAAAAAAGAGGCAAAAGAACTTTATGAAAGTAACGACCTAACTTCTGTAAGCCTTACACCAAAAGGTGTGAATACATTTGCAAATACTGCACTTAAAAACCTAGAAAAATTTAGAATAGGTAATTATGTTGAAAATCAAATGCCTTTATTTGCAAAAATTCGTAAAGATTTAAAAAGAATTGCAAAATTAAGCAGTAATCCTAAATTTAAACAACAACCATTTAGTGTTCTTAGAGATTACCAAGAACAACTTAATAATCTTAGAGGTATTGCCTTTGGTAAAAACCCATCGTCTAAAGAATCTATAGCTATAGGTGAGGTTTCCGCAACATTAAATGATTTTATAAATAATGGTATTGATAATGCTTTTATGGTTGGAGATGATGTTGTAATAGACCAACTTTTAAAGGCAAATAAAGCATATCGTCAATATATGGGATTATCAGGCAAAAACCTTAGAGGTGGTGATGCAGTTGAAAGTGCCACAAATGCAATATTAAAAAAGTTAACAGACCCAAGACTAGATGCCGATGCCGTAGTTAATAAATTTTTTGGACATTCAAAGTTTCAACCTGCATCTGTTATGAATAATGTTTTAACAAAGATACAACAAGGTATTCCAGAAAAAGAATTTAAAGAAGTACTGGCATTAGTTAAAGATGGTGTTTTAACAAAAGCATTTTCTGGTTCTGGTAAATCAGGTGTAACTCGAACCAATATCATTAATAATTATAATGAAACATTTAAAAGAAACCAAAATTTAATAAATAGGTTGTTCTCTAAAAAAGAATTAAAAGAGATAGAAGAATTTAAAGATAATGTACTACCTACACTTTGGGCTGAAATTAAAATGAACCCGTCAAATTCAGCAAATATGATGATGTTTAGTCTTATGAATAAGGGAATACTTAATTATGCAGGTAAATTCCCAATTATTGGGCAATTAGTTGACCCTGCTACATTTAAAGAGATAGGAACACAAAATACAGCAAGAGATGCAATAGCAGGTTATCTTGAAAGAAAAAAAGCACCTTTATTTTCTTCAATTTCACAAGCTCCAGTAAGAGAAGAAGGTGGAGGAAACAAAGACACATCTGCATTTTTAAAAAAATTACCAATGTCAGCTAAAATGAAAATATTAAATAGTACAGAATTGAGTGATGTAGAATGAGTAAACCAACAACACAAGAAATCCATGTTACATTAGAAAAGCATATAGCAGTAAGTGATGAAAGATGGAAAGAGACAATACTTCGTATTAAACGTATGGAGCATATAATGATAGCAACTTCGGGAACTGCAATAGTAATGTTAATAGGTTTATTAGTGAGGTAGTACATTGGAAATTGTTACTGCTACTTTAACTGGCATTGCCCTCATAAAAAAATCCGTAGACTTTATAAAAGAAAATATTAATACAGTACAAGACATATCTGGTATAGCTAAACAGATAGATGGCTTTTTTCTTGGTGAAGAACAAATGAATAAAGGTCAAGGTAAAGGTATGTCTATATTAGAGCAGTTTGGCTCAATCGAATCAAGTGCCACAGATTTTATAGATAGAAAACTCTTAGAAGAAAAACGCCAAGAGTTAAAACAAATAATTAATCTTAGATTTGGACCGACTGCATGGGACCAGATATTAAATGAAAGAGCTGAAAGAATAAACCAAGCTAAAGAAGCACAACGTCAACAAAGAATTAAAGCCAGAAAAAAACAAGAAGAAATTATGGATACCTTAAAATGGGTAGCATATACCTTTATTGGTGTTGGTGTTTTGATGTTGTTGTTGCTTTTAGGAGTAAGAGCGTTTGCATATGAGTACAAAAGTAAAGATTACACAAGACAACAAAAAATATGGCAGGGGAAAATACAAGAAAGAAAATATACAACTTGCAGACTTAAAAAAATAGTTAAATCACAAATTACTGGACAACAAGCATGTATATATCAAGGTGGTAATAAAACATTTGAAATGATGATAGAGAGAAACTGCCCTAAACAATACAAATGTATTTATAATCCTAATGGTGAAGAGCCAGATATTGATAAAGTAATGGAAAGTCTTAGGAGTATTGCTAAATAGATGGCAGAAAAAATACTTATATCTTTAAATCAACTTAAAAGAATGAAATTAAATACAAAAGAACTTAAGTTAGTAGAGATTCTTTGTACTTATTTTATAGTTAATGAAATGTCTGTTGCAGAAAGGTCTAAAACAAAACTTGTAAATCTTAAGCCTGTTGAAGATTTAGAGAAGAAAGTTCAATATTTATTAGGTAATAAAGAGACATGACTATTCGCCAATCTTCGCCATGTCTGGTAGTGGGGTGGGAGAAAACATAGTTTCCAAGGCGACCCAAACCAATTTATTTTTTTATTTTACCTTGCCATAAGAAAATTGCAAAACAATTTCTGTAAAACTGATGATTTCTATTTTTATTAAGCATTTGATTATTAGTTCTTTTTTTTGCTAAATATGAAATAAAATGGTTCAAATCTACTTTTGATTTTACCATAAGCCTAGTTATATAGTAACCACGTTGAAAATGTTGTTGTGCATAGGCATCAACCAATAAATCGTAAATACTAGTCTTACCATTAATTATACTCATAATTGTCATATTAAACTCCTAATCTACTTGTTCGCACATAGTAATTCTATGTTTATCGTCTATTAACATTTCTACTTCTTCAACAGATTCAGCTTCAACCATAATTTGTTTATATTTCCCATGGTCTGGCATATCTGGTAAATTATCAAAAAGCCTTATTTTTATAAAATATCTATTATCCATTGGTTTCTCCCTTACCATTTTTGTTTTCTAAATATAGTATCGTCATTCTTAACATTGTTTTTAAAAGATTTATTTGAAATACCTAATTCTTCATTTGTCATTTTAGAATTTCGTTTCTTTAAATCTTGAAACATTTTTTTAAGTTCAGCATTACCTTGATGTGCTTTAGATTTACATTCTGGACAAAGTTTTTTAAATGGCTTTTTATGTTTTCTTGGTTCCATCTCTTTGTCGCATTCAGCACACCTAGTCTGATTAATAAATATAACTGGTCTAGCCATAATATTTTATTCAACAATTATATTAACAAGAGGTCTTGATGGAGGTGTGCAACAAGCATATATTGCAACTCTTGCAAGAGGGTTGTCGTTTATAATATGTTTCTTATAAGTTCTGGCATGTTCAATGTCGGTACATTCGGTCTTTTTATATTGACCTCTACCTAAATGTTGAGTTACCACGTAGTGTGAAATATTTTGTAATAATTGATTTTCGTATTCTTGATATGTCATTGTTTTCTCCCAAAAACTTTATTTATAATATTAGAGTATCAAAAGGACTAGATAAGTAAACCATTTTATGCAATAATTATAATTAATCATATCTCCTCTATGTTATGATTGATTGCATCTGTAGAGGGGTGGTCTTGTCCTCAGCAACCACCCCTTTATTTTTATTTATAATCCCTATGTGTTGGAGCACATTGTATATCTACAACAATAGGTACATATCTATCTGTGACCAAAACTCTACCATGATATAAAACTGGTCTTAATTTAACAGAACGACAATCTTCAATACCATTTATTACTTCTTGTCTAGTCATTTGAAACATTTTATCGTTTGTAACCAATTTCATCTTTGTTGGAGGTTGGCTACTGCTACAAGCAGTAACCATTAAAGTTGATATAATATACAACAAAGTTGTTTTATGTGTCTTAAGCATATTCTAGCTCCTTCCAATTATTAGTTTCGATAAGTTCTGATACCATTTTCTGCCTATCTACTTGAACAAGGTATTTTTTTGTATCATCTCTTTGTATATCATTGAGATGAGTAGACCATGCAGTTGCTGATTGATATGCACACCATAGAGAGCCTTTAGCATTCTTTCTGCCATAATCTCCCTTACCATGCATTTGTGCTACCTCTTCGTGATATAATCCCATTAAAATAGATAATTGCTTTTTATTGGTTTCATTAACACCTGCCATTTTACTACCTCTTGAAAGATGTTGTTTGGCAATAGTCTTTTCAAAAAGATTTTTTATCTGTTCATCTTCAACAGAAGTATGCCACCAAGTCTTAAATCTTTCAGATTCAGTAGTTACTGCTTTTATGGCATTGGTTATTTTTTTATTTGATTGGTCTATGTCAAAAGACTTTGTATGTCTATTAGAGGTATATGCCAATTTTTGACCAGTTACCAATGTATTAAAACAAACATGATTTAACCAACCAAAGAATGCTTGAAATTTCCATTTAGAATTATAAGAATTTCTAGCAACATATTTTAATGATAGATTATGCTCTCCAACTTTGGTAGATAGTTCTGGTAATAATACCTCCATCTTAGCCATCGCACCATTTTCATATGAATCTATTTTAACCTCTGCATCTTTAAGAGTAAGACCTCCTTGTTGCATTTGAACCAATGCACCTTGAAAGGCATCTTTATGAAGAATTGGTTTATATTTAGATTTAACAAGACCTAAAGGTGCATCAGTATCAGTTCTTACCAATACACGACTCATTTCTGTAGGAATTGTAGGTATTTCTCTTATATCTATTGGAAAGATTATCTTTTCCATTTCTTTATCGAATAATTCAGTATTTAACATTTATATCTCCCTTTTAAGTTAAATTAAAAGAAGTGGCTTTATGCCACTCCTGCAGTTCTAAATAATTTAGAATGTCTATATGGTAAATTTAGGTCATAACAAATAGAACCTCCTCCGTATGTATTGTCATGAGCAATGTTATCTGCCACTAATATCCATTCAATGGCAGTTCTGTAATTTTTAGCACCTAATTTACAAGTGAATTTAATTCTTTTTGCAAATTCTGATACCCTTTTTTGCTCTTGAATTTTTTCTTCTTCAAAAGCCTCATTTGATTGTTCAGACCAATAATCAGCCATTTCTTCAAGTTCTTTTAAAGAATGTTCATTTCGGTCAACCCTTACTCTTGAACCAGTAGCATTTTTTCCCATTTCAGAAATCCAAGTAACACATTCGTCTTTCTTGTAATCTTCAATGGTCGTAATACCAAATTCTGCCAATTTATCTATTTCAGAAAATGGTACAACCTCTGGAACAGTACAGTATTGAATGTTAGGGTTTGTATTTGCCCTAACCTTGTCCATATGGTCTTGGTTTAGTTTCTCGATATGAGATTTAAGTTCTAATTGATTTTTAGTATATTTTGTCATTGTTTTCTCCCATGAATTTAATAACATAATTACTTATAAATTGTATAAATATAGAAGTCAACACAATAAAGGTATTATTTTTATATTTATACATTTTTATTTTAAGATTTTAAATTGTAATCTTTTTTCAAAGAACCAAGTTCTGCATTTCCTGCAATACAAGATTTAATCCATATCTTTCTAGTGATATTACCATTTACATCTCGTAGTCTTCGGTAGTGTCCACGTCTTGTATGTTCTCTTTTCGGATTACCTTTACCTTGAAACCTTGTCTTATATACCTTTCTAATCTTTGAGTCTGAAAGGTCTATATCAAGAACCTTATATTCATTTCTTGGTACTCTTTTACCTAATTTAGTATGTATTATCTTTTGGTTAGGTTGTACAATCTCTTGAGTATGAATACTTTGGTTTAATAGAGAAAATAAAGAAATTAAAAATCTGGCATCTCCCTCAGTAGAATGTACCAAATTTGATTCATGTACTTCTATTTCTTCGGTAGTATAACCTTCTTCAAATTTCCATTGTGGAACAGACCAATGCATTGATGCAGATTGGCAAATACTTAATCTGTAACAAAGTTCTTTGAAACAATTAAATTCGTGAGATTTATTGTACTGAACCATTTTCTTTAAATGTGCCATTTCTTCTTTTGGGGATAATTTTCTATTTAACCAAAAATGTTTAGGCATATTTTGTTGAAAATACCAACCTCCAAGAAATTTTGAACCAAGAGCCAAGCATCTAACCTTATATTCTTCTGGGTCATCTATTCTGCCCCATCTTGGTAGTTCATCTAAAAGTTGTACTTTGGCAAATTCATCTTCAAAATTTACTTCTTCTTCATTAATGACCATACACATGGTAGGAGAATAAAACTTTTTATTTAAAAATTTATAGTTCTCATGGTCAGTTCTTGAATTATCTTCCATATAAAACCATGATTCATATAGAAAATAAGTTTCATCTAATTCATCAGTAAATTTAGATATATGGTAACCAACCCTATCTGGGTGTTCGTCTTTTAATTGAAAGTTATGTGGAGTTTTATCCCAATGTTCTTTCATATAAGATTGCCTTGCATTCTCGTCCCATTCAAGCCAAAGATTATCAAAAGGCATTTTAACATCTTCTAGCATCTCTAGTAATATAGATGGTTTCTGTATAGACATATCAAAAGCATTTTGAACAATCTTGTCGTTGATTACAAATTTTTGAGCATCAACAAAAGATGTTTGTTGTTTTCTCACCATTTCTTCGGCAATTCTGCCCCCTTGATAGAGGGCGATTGCTCTTTTTGGTTGTGTTAAACCAGATAAAATTTCTGATGCAAGAATAGGTCTAGACATTATCATTCTCCATTTGTTTCTTCAAATCTGTTTCACAATTTTGACAAACATAATATGGTTCTTGTATAGATGGTATAATTTCATCATCATTGAATAAATTATTACAACCATCACATTCTGAAAAATTATCTACAAGATAACTATTTTGAAATCTAGCCATTATGCAACTCCTTTCAATTTATTATTTAATTCTTCAATGTGTAATGGAATTTCTTTTTCAAAAGATTTAATAATTTCTTCTTTTTCTTTTATCATTGGTGAAATTATTTTTTGAAAATCTTGAAAAGAACTATTACGCAGTTCAAAAGATATTGCGTTAAGTTCGTAAAGTTTATTAAGGTCGTTTGTTATGTCATTCATTTGTTTTCTCCCATGAAATATTATGAATGATTCTATTGGTAAATTGTAACTAGTACCAGTCAACCTATTTTTTTATACTTGTAAAAACTTTTTTTACATGACCGATTTCAGAGTAACTGCCATAACTTGCTTCAGTACCTTTGGGAATTTTTACTTCATAATCATCTGAATTATTTAGCGATTGAACAAAAAATTCTATGTAAGGTTTTTCTATATAACCTTTAACATCTTTCTCAGCCTCGTACTCTTTTACTGCTAGAGGGCAGTCTTCAAACATTTCTTCGTTTTTTTGTTCTTTTTTTGTTGACATCTACAACCTATACTAGAGTTAAAAACTGCCGAAATCATTTTTTTTGTATAATCATACACAGACATAAGAACAAACTGGTAGGTCGCTTAAAGTTTGATAGCTCTTAAATTAGCCTCTTGTGTTCTCCATGTCTCTATTTTGACCATAGCACTTTCTCTAAGGTATCTATTTTTTTCGTCTCTTTCAACTGCTATTCTTAATGCTTTCAAATGTTTGACATATTCGTCATCTGAATATGCTTCACGTTCTTGAGCAGAAATAGGCAGTTCGTTATATTTACTCATTAAAATTGCTTTTAAAGATTTAGTAAAAGCATCTAAATAAAGTCTTGTTGCTCTAGCCTCTGCACAATGTTGTGCCGTATCTCTTAACCATGCAACGGCTTTATGTATATCTTCTTCGTCAATTTTTCGCATTGAATTTCTCCCAGTATTTTTTTGCAGTCTTTCTGCCATAATCTTCTGATAATCTAAATAACAACCAAAACATATCTTCATTACCAAAACTGTCATGTAATTGTGCATGATGTGAATAACATAGAGGAACTGCATTATTATCACTTGACCTCATACCCATACCTCTTGCACCCTCATATGGTTTTAACAAATGATGTGCTTGAACATTACCATTACAAGGATAAGTAGAGTAAGAAGATAAACAACATTCTTGATTAGAAACATATTCTAAAAATTTTTTGTTCTTTATCTTCTTTTGTTTAATTATTGGTTTCAATTTGTTTTATCGTAAGTTAATTCATATTCTGCAAATGTTTTACCATTTTCAGTTTTATTATGAGTTTTAATTGGATAACCATTTTGTCTTAAATTAAATATAATTGCACTTAATCTAAAACTGCCAAACTTATTCAAGGCTTCAATAGGTGTAATTTTATTACCTTGTTCTAAATAATTTTTGACATTTTCATATTGTGTTACTTTTGGCATTTAAACCTCCCTTACCATAAATCAATGTCTTCAATTTCATCAGTAGATGAAGTTGATTGATTATTATTAGACTGTTGTTGATTTGGATTATCGTTTGAAAATTCACGAAGTCTTAACGATATATATTTATTACCTCGTTCACTATTTTCTTTCCATGCAGATATAATCATAGCACCTTTATCAACAAGGGCATTTACAACACCTTTTGCATCTGGGTCTTTCTCACCATTTTTATCTGCTTTTTTCAATGTACCCATTGCCCTATAGAGTTCAATTATTTCTTTTCCCTCTTTATTGAGCCTTTTGACACCTATAACTCTTAATGATTCACCATTAATATTTATTTTGCCTTGTTGGGTTAATGACCAATCTTCGCTTATGTTAAATAAAACACCACGATTAGTTTCGTCGTATTGCTTTGTGTTATTATCCATTTTTAACTCCCTTGTTACCAGTTGCTTCGTTTGCATCATCATCTTGACCAAGACCAAATAATGCTTGTAAACCATACCTTTTTGCATAGGTTATGGCAGAACCCATTTTCTGTGGGTTATCTTTCTCTGCATTGTTAATTAAAACTGGCACATCACATTCTATAGTTTTATCGTCTATAGTATGATAAATGGTAGTATTTACCCATATATCCCTAATGATAACTTGACCACTAGTAGTTTTGGTAGTGCCATCTTTTAAATTATCTACCATTTGTTTATCAAGAACCATATTCTTATATTGAACTTGTTGTGTGAAACATAATCCATATTTAGCACCCTGATTTACTGCATCAATAACAGATGTTAAATCAGCATAGGTACTCTTAAAAAATGTATTATCTGTAGATTTTAATGCACTTATATTTAATTCTTGAAATCTGTTAAGTGCATCAACTAACGTTTTGCTTGGTTCTATCTTTTGAACCTTTGGCTCTTTCTTTTGAGCCTTAACTTCTTCTTCAACCTTTTTAGGTTGTTCTATATTTTCTTCGTTCATACATAACTCCACTGTTTTATGTTTTTGCTTGATTGCTCTTTCATATATTCACTCCAAGTCCACGCGTCGTAATTAGGGTGGATAATTGAAGCTAATTCCTCTTTATCATCACTGATTGCAAGGAATTTCATCAAACCAATAGCAAGAGAATGTATTTGCTTTTGGTGTTTCTTAATATCTTCTTCATCTATAATAAATTTATTACTAGCTTTTGGTGATGCATAAAATACATCTGCTCTATAATTAGGATATGCTAGAGAATATATAGCCATTTGTCTTTTATTAGCATCTGTAGGTTTAGATGGCATTCTAGCAGTAGTCTTAAGGTCTACTATTACATCTTTAAATATGAAATCTATATAACCTATTATTGGTACGGGCAAATCATCAAAGGTAACTTCTATTTTGGTTTGGTAATCTTCCATATCAGAATAATCAAATTGTTGATTGAGCATATTAGAGTATTCTTTTAACATACCAAATTCTTTTGTTCTTCTGTCATCTTCTACATCTATTAAGCTATCTTGACATAATTGATTAAATTTATTTTCTATAACAGAGTTATCTATTTGGAAATCTTCATCTATATATTTTTGAGCCAAACCAAATTCTACTGATGTACCTCTATGCATAGATGCAGAACCCTTATCTCTAAGACCAAAGAGTTTATCTGCAATAAATCTTGCAGGGTCTTGAAGCCAAGTATTAAGAGAACTGTGTGATAAATGATTAATGCCATGTATGGCGAAGGGATTATTACTTTTCATATTTACCTCTATTCTTCGTTATTCGTTATCACATAGTACCAAATTAAATTGTAATGTAAACCTTTTTTGTGTTTACTTATTCTTTTTTTTATTTTAAAAGGTAATTATGAGATTAAAAGAATATATAAAAATGAATGGTTATAACTATAAGAGTTTCGCAAAAGAATTAGATACTCATTATAGGAATATTGAATCTTGGGCGAAAGGCGATAGAATGCCTAGATGGGCTGAGGCAGAGAAACTTTTTATATTTACAGATAATCAAGTAACAGGGACAGACCTTTATGAGGAACAAATACAACGCAAAAAAGCAATTATACAAAGGAATAAGGTTTGATTCTAAAAAAGAACTAAATAGATATTTAATATTGGAACAGATGCAAATGAAGAATTATATATCAGAATTAGAGATACACCCAGTTTACCCTTTATTAGTTAATGGTATTAAGATTGGTCGTTATACTGCTGATTTTAAATATAAAAATAAAGATGGCGAAGAAATAATTGAAGATGTTAAATCTAAAATTACTAGAACAAGAGATTATATTTTAAGAAAAAAGATATTAGCTACATATACTCCACCTATAATAATAACGGAGATATTATGAGTTGGTCTGCTTTAGATTGGGCATCTAAACAAAAAACTGGAAATGGCACTAATAAATTAGTCTTACTTTGCCTTGCAAATTATGCAGATGATAAAAATACTTGTTTCCCAAGTTATAAAACACTTATTTCAATTACAGAAATGAGTAGGTCAACCATAATAAGAGCATTAAAGAGCCTAGAAGAAGTAGGTTTAATTGAGATTGAAGAACGATTTGCCGATTTTAATGAAGCCAAAAGACAAACATCAAATTTATATACTTTAAAGGTAGGGTATCAGGCTGACACCCACCCTGTTCAATTTGAAACCCCCCCTAGTATCACTATGAAACCCCATATAACCAATCATAATAAACCATTAAAGTACGAAATTGAATTTGTAGAACTTTGGAATGAATATCCTAGAAAAGATGGTTCGAAAAAGAAAGCACATGAAACATGGCAAAAACTAACATCTGAACCAAATATAGTAATTATAAAAAAAGAGTTATTTGAAAAAGTTAAAAAGTATAATAAACTAAATAAAAACAAAGAGTTACGATTTATACCTCATTTGACCACATGGTTAAATCAAAGAAGATGGGAGACCTTAGACAATCAAAATGAAGAACGAATAAACTTAAACCAATTAGTTGGTTAAAAAAGGGAGAAAACAATAATGAATATTCACGAACAATTAATTAAAGAAGGCATAAGAGTTAATTCACAACAAGCACAACAAAAGGTGACTTGTCCTCAATGCTCACATACTAGAAGAAATAAACAAGAACCTTGTCTTTCTGTAAGTTTAGAGAACGATATGGCTTTATGGCATTGCCATCATTGTGAATGGAAAGGTTCTGTTCACGATAATATAATAAGTCCTAATAATTTTTCTAAATTTAAGAAAAAAGAAAATGTAATGCCATTTGTACCAAAAAAACAAACATTATCAGATAATGCTTATTCTTGGCTTATTGGTAGAGGTATAGACCCAACAGTTATTACTGAAATGAAATTATATACTCATAATGAGAAACTTTGTTTTCCTTATTATCTTGATGGTAAAATTGTAAATATAAAATATAGAAGTAAAGATAAAAGGTTTCATCAAGAAAAAGATGCTTTAAAATGTTTATATAATGCAGATAATCTTAAAAAGAGTTGGGAAGAAAACCCTGATGCAAAGAAAAGAGTTATATTTGTAGAAGGCGAGATGGACGTATTATCTTTAATGCAAATAGGTATAAAAGATGTTGTATCTTTACCAGATGGTGCACCTAAAACACCTAAATTTGATATGAAAGACAAGAGATTTAGTGCTTTTGAGCAGACTGAATGGATATGGGAGGCTGAAGAAGTAATACTTTGCACCGATGATGACGAGGCAGGTAAGGCTCTTGGTCTTGAGTTGATTCATAGGTTTGGTCGCGACATCTGTAAGGTTGTAAGTTTTCCAGATTATAACGATACTTTTATTAAAGATGCAAATGAATGTTTGGTTCAACATGGAGAAGAAACTTTAGGTATGGCAATCGCCAATGCTAGAGACTTCCCTATTGAAGATTTACATTCTGCAGTAGAATATAAAGACCAGATACAAAATATGTATGATGGGAACGTACAGAAAGCTATATCAACTGGTTTTGAGAAGTTAGACGAGATATATAAGATAATGCCATGCACATTTAATCTTATAACTGGCATTCCCAATCATGGTAAAAGTAACTTTCTTGACCAAATATTACTAAATCTTGCAGAACAACAACATTGGAAGTTTCTTATTTATTCACCAGAACATTCAACTCCTAATCATATAAGGCGATTACTAGAGAAAAGATGTAGAAAACCTTTTGATATTGGAGTTTACGAGAGAATAAGCCAAGAACAATTAAATAGTGGTTTAGACTTTTTAAACACACACTTTAAGTTTCTTGAAGCAAAAGATGATATACCAACGATTGATTATATACTTCAAAAGGCAAAGGCATCTAAACAAAGATTTGGTATCAAGGGATTGGTAATAGACCCATTCAATCAAGTAAGTTCAAACAGAGATGCTCATAAAAGAGAAGATGAACATATAAGAGATGTGATTGCTAAATGCCAACAATTTGCAAGAAACCATGATATTTGGGTTTGTATGGTTGCTCACCCTCATAAATTACATAGAAATGATGCAGGAATTATACCTCCACCAGACTTATATCAAGTAAGTGGTTCAGCACATTGGGCGAATATGGCAGATGTTGGATTGGTAGTTCACAGAGACTTTGAAAATAATTCAACAAAGATTATTACCAAAAAGATTAGAGAACAAGGTGTATATGGAGATATAGGACAAAGAGAGTTTACTTTTAACTTTAGAACTAGATGTTATGAGCAAACATATGGTTGATATTTTTGATAATGGTTTGACACCAAAACAACAAGCAGTAATGGACGAAGCATACGAAGCACTTATGTCAAAGGTTGAAATAATTAATTTTCAGTTATATCAAAGACTTAGAGAAAACGAACTTAGTTTGGCAGATGTTTATAAATTAAGAAACAGTTTAAATAAAGATGTTAAAATTGATGAAAAAGAACAATATAAATTATTTTAGAGAAAAGAAATGTTAGCTGAATCATTAATATGTCTTGCATTAAATGTTTATCATGAAGCCAAAAATCAAAGTTTTATGGGACAAGTAGCAGTAGCACAAGTTGTAATGAATAGGGTTAAAGATGAAAGATACCCTAATACAGTTTGTGATGTAGTCAAACAAGCAGAAACATATAAGTATAAACCTACAATACCTATTAAGAATAAATGTCAATTTAGTTGGTACTGTGATGGGAAAAGCGATAAACCCGAAGAGCCTAAAGCATGGAGAGATGCAATGCACGTTGCGAATGGTGTTTATAATGGACATATTGGTGATTTTGTTGAAGGTGCAACACATTATCATGCTTATTATGTAAACCCTAGTTGGGCAAAGGTTAAAAAATACGTATTAAGAATTGATGACCACATATTTTATAAATGGGAAATTGAAGGGAAAGAAAATGAAAATTGAAATGATTGATATTGAGAAAATCAAACCATATGAAAAAAATCCTCGTAAAAATCAAAATGGAGAAAAAATAGCCAAATCTTTAGAAAAATATGGTTGGAGGCAACCTATCGTAGTTGATAAAGACTATGTAGTTATTGTTGGTCATACAAGATTAATGGGTGCAGAACATCTAAAAATGAAACAAGTACCAGTTCATGTTGCTACTGATATGAAAGAAGATGAAGTTAAAGCATATAGAATAGCTGATAATAGACTATCAGAAGATAGTACATGGGATTACGAATTACTGAAATTTGAAATGGATTTATTAAACGACATAGGTTTTGACCTTGACGATTTAGGTTTTGAGAAACAAGAATTAGAAACAATAGTATTTCAACCAGACCATAAATCCAGAGATTGGTTAGAACATGAAGAACATTGGCAAGATATGCCTGCTTTTGACCACGAAGACCAATCACCATTTAGGTCATTAACTATTAATTTTGTAAGCCAAGATTCAATGGATAAATTTTTTCAATTAATTAAACAAGATTATACAGATAAGACAAAGTATATTTGGTACCCAAAGATTGAAAAGAATGTAATAAAGGATAAGGCTTTTGAAAGTTAAAAATAGATTTCCCATTTATATACCATCTAAGGGCAGAGCAGATAGTAGACTTACCATCAAAGCCTTAGAAGAAATGAAAGTTCCTTACACAGTAGTTGTTGAAGAACAAGAGTACTCGGAGTATGCGAAGGTTGTACCGAAAAAGAATATACTCGTGTTAGATAAGACATACCAAGACGATTATGATACGTGTGACGATTTAGGCGATAAAAAATCTAAGGGACCCGGAGCCGCTCGTAATTTTATTTGGCAAAATTCAATAGATAGAGGTTATGAGTACCATTGGGTAATGGACGATAACATTAAATGTTTTAGAAGATGGCAAAATAATCTTGAAATAAAATGTATAGATGGAACACCTTTCAAGGTAATGGAAGATTTTGTTACTAGATATAAAAATATAGGTATGGCAGGACCAAACTATACATTCTTTGTAATTGATAAATGGGCACACCAATATGGACCATTCACAGTAAATACTAGAATATATTCATGTAACCTTATTAAAAACGATTTACCTTTACCTGATAGATGGAGAGGAAGATATAACGAAGATACCGATTTGTCTTTACGAATACTTAAGAAAGGTTGGTGTACTGTACAGTTTAATGTGTTTCTTCAAGAGAAAGCCAACACACAAACGCTGAAAGGTGGAAATACAGACGAATTCTATGCTGAAGAAGGCACTATTCCTAAATCTAATATGCAAATGAGATTACACCCAGATGTAACTAAACTTGTATGGAGATATGGAAGACATCATCATTATGTGAATTACAATAAATTTAAACGAGAGAATAAACTTATATTTCGTGATGATTATAAACCTAAAAAAGGTGTAAATAATTATGGAATGAAGCTTAAAAAGATTGAAACTTAATTAATTTTCGTGGTATTAAAAAAAAGATGAATGAAATTACACAAATAAAACCAGTTAAAAAGAAGAAAAAGCCAACAAATAAAGTTGGTAGACCTAAGATTAATTTGAATCTTGAAGAATTAGAAAGACTTTCAAGGTTGAATTGCACTATCCCAGAAATATCTGCTTACTTTGATATACCATTAAGGACATTAGAAGATAAGTTTACAAACGAATTAGATGTTAGAAAGGCAATAGAGAAAGGTAGAGCAACTGGTAAACTTTCTTTAAGACGAAGACAAATACAAATTATGGAAGAAACGAATAATCCTACAATGGCGATTTGGCTTGGTAAACAAATGTTAGGTCAAACAGATAAACAAGAAATAGTACAAGACATCAACATTGAAGATAGAAAGGTGCTAGATATTAGCAGATTAACTGATGACGACCTCAACAATCTTGAAAGAACACTTAAATATGCACTCGTTGACGAGAGTGAGAGCGGAGAAAATGCGAAGGTCGCTCAAACTATTCATCAAGGAAGCATGGGGAACAATAGAACCTAATCGTGAGTATAATGATAACTGGCATATAGATGCTATTGCAGACCATTTACAAGCTGTTGCCAATGGTGATGTAAAAAGATTAATTATAAATGTTCCACCTAGACATATGAAGTCAATATCTGTTTCAGTAGCTTTACCTGCTTGGACATGGACAAATGACCCAACAAAGAAATTTTTATATGCAAGTTATGCAGGTTCTCTAAGCATTAGAGATAGTGTAAAATGTAGAAGATTGATTGATAGTCAATGGTACAAGACTACATTTGGCGATACATTCAAACTTACATCAGACCAAAACCAGAAACAAAGATTTGAAAATGACAGAACAGGTATGCGAATTGCTACATCTGTTGATGGTGCATTAACTGGAGAGGGTGGAGATATAATTGTTATTGACGACCCACACAATGTAAGAGAAGCAGAAAGTGGTCTTGTTAGACAAGGTGTATTAGATTGGTGGGACCAAGCAATGCAAACCAGACTTAATGACCCAAAAAATGGTGCTTTTATTATTATTATGCAAAGAGTACATGAAAGTGATTTAACTGGTCATATATTGGCAAATGAATTTCAAGATTGGGACCATTTATGTTTACCTGCTAAATATGAACCAGACCACCCTACAATAACTCGTTCATCATTAGGGTTTGTAGACCCAAGACAAGAACATGGCGAATTATTATGGCCAGATAGAATAGACGAAAAAACAATAACAAATCTTGAAAAAAGTCTTGGTTCTTATGGTTCTGCAGGTCAATTACAACAAAGACCAATGCCAAGAGGTGGAGGAATACTTAAAGCTGAATGGTGGAGTGAATGGGAATATGACGATTTACCAGATATAGAATACCTTATTCAGTCTTATGATACTGCCTATAGTACAAAAGAAAACAGTTCATATAGTGCAAGAACAACTTGGGGTGTCTTTAAACACAATGGGTATTTCAATGCGATAGTTGTAGATATGTGGTACGATAGAGTTAGTTATCCAGATTTAAGAAGAATAGCACAAGAAGCCTACGAAGATTATGAACCTGATGTTGTCCTGATAGAAAAGAAAGCTAGTGGTCAAAGTTTAATACAAGATTTAAGAATGGCAGGTATACCAATATTGGAATATTCGCCAGATAGAGATAAACAAGCAAGAGCACATGCAAGTTCTGCCTTGCTAGAAGATGGTAGAATATGGTATCCTAAAAACAAGAAGTGGGCAAAAAATTTAATAGATATATGTTCAGCCTTTCCACAAGGCGATAATGATGATATAGTAGATACATGTACTCAAGCATGGCTTAGATTGAGAAAAGGTTGGTTTATAACACATTCATCTGATAGCGACGAAGATGATGAATTTGCAGAACAGAAGAGGTTAACTTTATATGGCTAAACAACCGAATGTAATACCTTTCCAAGAAGGCGCTCCTGCAGACGAATTAGAGGTTGAGCAGATAGGCGATGAAGTCTTAATCGGTAATGCATCATTAGATGACATTGTAGAAATAACAGATGAACACGACCAAAACCTAGCAGAAGAACTAGATGAAAATGATTCAGCAAGAAAAGCACAGAATTTACTTGAAGCTTTTGAAAGTGATAAAGAGGCTAGGTCTGAATGGGAATATAGGTACAAACAAGGTTTAGAAACATTAGAACCAGATGGTGGTCTTTCAGAAGAAGAAGAACAGAGAGCAACAAGAGGTTTAAGTACTGTCGTACACCCTATGATTGCTGAAGCGGCAACTCAATTTAATGCGAAAGCTATTGCAGAATTATATCCATCTGGAGGACCAGTAAAAACAACTATTATTGGTGAACCTACAGAGGAATTAGAAGACCAAGCAAGACGTGTTAAAGATTACATGAACTATCAGATAACACAAGAAATGCCTGAGTATTTCCCAGATTTAGATACAATGTTGTTTCAATTACCACTTATTGGTCATGCTTTTAAGAAAGTATTTTTCGATACAAATTTAGGTAGACAATGTTCTCAATTCGTTAAAGCAGAAGATTTTATAGTTGCACCAGATAGTAAAGATTTACTTACATCTATTAGATATTCACACATAATAAGAATGCCAAGAAACGACTATAATCGTTATGTTGAAGGCGGATATTATTTACCTATCAAATATGTGGGTAGTGAAATAGACCCTGCAGGAAATATAGGCGAAGAAATAGAAGGTGTTTCTCAAGGAGACGAAGCACATAACGAAACAGTAACACTTATAGAAATGCACGTTTACGAAACTTTTGATGGTATTGATGGTATTACAGATGATAAAGAAAACCAAGATATGGTGGCATTTCCCTATGTAGTAACAATAGATTATGATTCACAAAAGATTGTATCAGTAAGAAGAAACTGGGAACAAGAAGACGAAAAGAAATTAAGACAGAACTATTTTATTTCATATAGATTTTTGCCGGGTACTGGTTTCTATGGATTTGGTCTATTTCATTTAATAGGAGGTCTTGGAAAAGCGGCGACTGGTTCACTAAGAGCATTATTAGATTCGGCGGCTTTCAGTAATATGCAAGGCGGATTTAAACTTAAAGGCAGAGTTACTGGTGGAGACTTACAAGTAAATCCCGGTGAGTTTGCTGATTTAGATGCTACTGTTGATGATGTTAATAAGGCTATAATGCCATTACCATTTAAAGAGCCATCAGGAACTTTGTTTAATTTAATGAATGCTATTGTTCAAGCAGGACAGAGATTTGCTAGTACTGCTGATTTAAATGTTGGTGACGTAAATCCAAATGCACCTGTTGGTTCTACTGTTGCTCTTATAGAACAAGGTAGTAAAGCATTTAGTGCTATTCATAAAAGACTACATTATTCTCAAGGACAAGAATTTAAATTAATAGCGAAATCTAATGCAAAATATTTACCAGAACAATTTGAATTTGCAATATCTGGTGTAACAACCAAAATATTCTCTACTGATTTTGATAGTACGATTGATATTGTACCAGTTTCAGACCCTAATGTTTTCAGTACTGCACAGAGAATTGCACAAGCACAGAGCGTTTTACAATTATCACAATCAGCACCACAACTTTATGATATGTACGATACTCATAAAAGAATGTTAGAGGCATTAAGAATACCAAATATTGGCGAGGTTTTAAAAGAGCCAGAAGAAGCCGTTAGAATTGACCCAGTAGATGAAAATATGTCTGTTATGTATGGTAAACCTATAAGAGCATTCCCAGAACAAGACCACGATGCTCATATTGCAGTTCATATGCAATTTATTCAAGACCCATCGCTTGGTGGAAATCCCGGTGCAAGAAATTTACAACCAGTATTAATTGCACATATAGCAGAACATATTGCCTTATTGTATAGACAAAGAATGCAAACAGCTATCGGTATGCAATTAGCACCACTACCAGATATAAGAGACCCTAAATTTAAATTTGAAGATTTATCGCCAGAACTTGATATGCAGATTTCACAAAGAGCATCACAAGTCGTTGCACAATCACCTCAAATGGCACAAATAGATGCTATTACAAATCTAGGTCAACAACAACAACAAGGTAATCCTTTACAATTTGCACAACAATTAGCACAATTAGAAGCGCAAATGTTACAGATGAAGACCAAACAAGACCTTGAGATAGAATCAGCAAAAGCGAAACAAGATATGCAGATTAAAGATGCAGAATTTCAACAAGATTTAGCTATGGAACAGGCTAAAACACAGGCAGATATAAATGCCAAATTTGCAAAGTTAGAAGCAGACTTGGCAATATTAAGAGAAAAAAACTTAGCTAAACAAATCGATAAAGGAGTTTTATAATGGCTAGTAAACAAGAATATTTAAATATGATGAAAAGAATGGAAATGATGCAGGGAAAAGGTGCATTAACTGACGCAGAAATGAAAATGTTAGATAGAATGGGAGAAGAAAAAATACCTGCAAAACAAAATATGGGTATGGATTCTTTGATGCGACAAGATAATATTGAATCTATTATTAAAGGTGACCCAAATCTTTCTAAAATGAGAATACAACCACGAAGTGAAGAAATGATAATGCGAGAAATTCAAAGTGGTAAAGGTTCAATGTCAAATGCAGAATTAGATGCAATAAAAAATTCAGCAATGGCAGGAACAATGGCAGGAATGGGTGCGATGAGTGATACAGAGATGAAGGCATTAGAAAATGCTTTGGGTGGTTCTGTTTCAGACGAAATAAGAGAAGCCGTTTCAGCATTAATAAGTATGGGTATACCTTTAGAAACTGCATTAGAAACCTTGAATGAAACAGAGGGATTGGCTAGTGCATTAGGAAAACCAGAAACAAACCCAATGACAATGCCAGAAGGTGCATTAGGTTCTCTACCTACTAGAACTGGTGGTTCTATGTCAGATACAGAAGCTAATATGTTTGATGCAGATAGAACTCAAAGCCTTGATATGCAAAAAGAAGCAATGGGTACATAGAGACATAAATGGCAGAGAAATCAAAACCAGAATTTACCTTAGGTGATTTAGGAACTATTAAAGAAGGTATATTAGCAGAACAAGCAGGTTTTCAGCCTTTTAAAAAACTTGGTTTAGATTTCACACTTAGACCAGAAACTGTTTTTGGTGCATTACCTTTTGTTGGAGGTTTGACCAATATGGGTCAGGCAATAGGTAAATATCAATTAGAAGACTCTGCCAATAAATTTTATGGTGTTGATAAAGGATTTAAAGATACATCAATTAGTTCTGGTATGAATGATAGTGCAACAAATTCTTTAATTAAAGAAATCAAGGCATTTAAAGAGAATGACCCTTATTCTACTACATCTAATATAACTCGTGATGATATACAAAATTTTATGATGCAGAACAAACCAGACTTAGATTTGGCACCAATTCAAAATCGTATGTATACAAAATCTGAAATTGCAGAAGGCGATGGAGGTGGTCGTTTTGGTGACCAACAAGTATATACTACACAGCCATATTCAAGTGGTAGAACTGCACAAAACATTACAAGTACAGGTTTTAGAAGTGGTATAAGTCCACAAGATAGAGCCATGATAGAAGAAGACCAAGTAATATCAGGTTACAGTAGTTTTGGTGATGCCATGAGAGGTGGTTATTATGATAATGAAATTAAATCAGTAAGTGATTTTGCAGAAGATAAAATTAATCAAACAAACATAATAAATTATGACCCAACAAAAGGAACTTATGACCCTGCATTTGCTAGAGCAGTAACATTAGAAAATAGACAAGAAGCAGGTAATGATACTGCCTCAGAATCTACTTTTATATGTACTGCTTTATACGAAATGGGTCAAATGCCTATAGGTATTTATAAATACGACCAGAGATACGGACAACAAGTAAATAAAAAAATATACAATGGTTATGCTATATGGGGAAAACCAATAGCACAAAAGATGCGAAATAGAGGTTTTATATATAATATAATAACACCAATAGCTATGAGATGGGCTGAACAAATGGCATTTGATATGTCTGATGGTAAGGTAGGGAAAAAAAGATATTCAATTAAAGCGATGAAGTTTCTGGGAGAGGCTATTTGTTACGGAATAGGATTATTCATTAAACCAGAAGGAGAAAAACATGGAAGCAATAGAAATAGGCAACATGGAGAAGAACGAAGAACTATTCGAGGAGAAGATGGGCTTCAAAAGAGACGAGGAAGGCCTAGAACTAAGCGACGAACAGCTAGTTAATTTTTTACTTCTTTGTCATCAAACAATGATGTTACCAGAAGAAGAAATAGAAGAAGATGACGAACATCATGGCGACATGAAAGTCAAAGTCATCAAAATGGACTCTGGAAACATGCATGAAATGATGAATGACATTCTTGGTCATGGCTCACCAAAAGTAGATATGTAATGCCTTTTACAAAGTATTCAAAAAAACAAAAAGCACTTGCTAGGGTAGCAAAACCTAGAAATGCTATTACTGGTGCTGATTTTGCAAAACTTAAAAAGAAGAAGAAAAATGGTAAAAAAACCAAAACAAAGAAAGTTTAAAAAGGTACCAAAGACCAAGAAAGGTACTCCTAAGAAATATCTCGCAGGTGCAAAGAACCCTAAGGCGAGAGAAAGAGAAATAAAACGTACTGCTAAATTATACAAAGAAGGCAAACTTACAAAAGCTATGATGGATAAAATTAGTAAACAAAGGAGTAAGTCGTAATGGCAGAAACCAAAAAGAAAAAAGGTGGTAAATATTCTGGTATTAAGGGTGCAGGTAGATTTTCAAAAGAAAAACTAGATAAGGTCTATAAGAGAGGACTAGGAGCATATTATTCTTCTGGCAGTAGACCAAAGGTTTCAGCACAACAATGGGCTATGGGTAGGGTTAAATCGTTTGTAACAGGTAAAGGTGGAGCTAGAAAAGCAGATGCCGATTTACTTGGTAAAGGTAAAAAGAAAAAAACATAGGAGTTTAAAATGGCAAAAGGTGTAAAACATTATTTTAAAAATGGTAAAGAACATAAAGGTGCTACACATAAAGATGCTAAAGGTAGAGTTATGTCTGGTAAAACTCATACATCATCTAGTAAATATCTTGTTCACAAAAAAGATTTATCACCTACTGCTAAGAAAAGAGCAAATGCATAATGGCAGGTAAACTTAAAATATTAAAAGGTGTTTTAGGTGAATTGATAAAAGATAAGATGATGCCTAATGTTAATGTTGGTGCATTAGGTAATATAGATAATCAAAATATAGCTAATCCCGAAAAAGGTAGCGTTGTTCAGTTTGAAGAAAAAGGTATGTTAGGAGCAGAGCAACCATTAAAGGCGAAAGGTATAGGAGCTATAGACTTTCAGTTATTTAAAGATGAAGATGGTTACGAATTTGCTAATAAAACCATGAATGACGAGATTATAAATGCTATCAAAACTGGTAGTTATGATGATGCAAAAGTATATATGGATAAAATACAAGAAAAACTAGAAGATTTTGGTGCATCAGATAGCGAACCTAATGCAATAGTTGATTCAATATTAGAAAATTATTTTTTTGGTGACGAATAATGGCTGAATATAAAGGTAGAAAAGTAACATTAAATAAACCTAGAAGAATAGCAAAAGGCGAACCTTCATATGGTAAAAAGAAAACTATGGTTTATGTTATGGATAAAGGCAAAGTAAAGAAGATAACATTTGGCGACCCTAACATGAGAATTAAAAAGACCTCACCTGCTAGAAGAAAATCGTTTAGAGCAAGGCATAATTGTGATACTGCAAACGATAAGACAACGGCTAGGTATTGGTCTTGTAAGGCTTGGTAGATGTCAAAAGCAGGTGGTATATTTAAATTTGGTTATGGTGTTTTAAACGACTTAGGTATGTTCTCGCCTACAGAAAAAGCCATTGATTTACTAGGACAAGACAAGTTCCCTGCCAGAGATTTATTAAGACTAGAAGAAGGACAAACTAAAGGTCTTTTATCAAAGTTTGGTAAAGGTGTAACAGATGAAATGGTTTTCACTGGTCTTGAAGATAAGATACTAGGTTTACCAGATAGTGGTTCTATTACATCAAAAGAATTAAAAGACTATCTAGCAGGTAATAAAACAAGAGTAGAAGAAATAATAAAAAGCGATAAAACTGCTAGTGATGCAGGTCAAATGGCAGTAGAAAACTTTCAAAATTTTGTACCAACAACCATTTATGACATTAGAAGAAATATTGATGGTGTCGAAGGTGAAATTGCAGGAAGTCAACAGACAGAAGGTTTTATAAATAATCTTTCAAGCGATGATGACTACAGTGTTAGATTGTTTGACGATATTGCTAATGATGACAATAGAAAAGGTACAATAGATAACCCTTTTATCCAAAAGGCTTCTTTTGATGAATTTTCGGATATTTTTCAATCTCGTATAAGAGACAGATATGATAAAATTGCAGAAAAATCAGACCAAGAAGTGCTTGATAATAATAATTATGCCAATAAAGAAGAATTGGCTAAAGGAATGTTTGACGTAAACACCAGAAATCTGATTAAATTTAGATTTATAGATGATTCATTATTAGGTGATGAAAACGCTTATACAATAAGAGGTAATGACAATATTGGTTTTCAAATCATGCGAGGAGAAAATTTAGCAAAAGATGCCATAGACAATGATGAATTGATTGGTGAAGCAGATAGCTTTAATGAGGCATTAGTACAATTAAATGGATTTCGTAGACAAAAGATAGAAAGTAGTGCTGATGATATTAGAGATTTAAGGCCTATGCACAGTTCTTATACATTGCCGGGTGGTGAGAATTACCAAGAAATACTTCTTAAAATGGAAACACCAATAGATAATGTTGAAGCTAATTTAGGTAATGTAGATGAAATACTACAAGAAGATAGATTTGGTGGAATTATAAGTCTTAATCCAATAACTGGTAGTCCATCAGATGTTACACTTGATAAAGGTACTGTTAAAAATTTAAAAGCAGGTAATAAGGTAACAATAGATACAAACAGAGGTCAAAGAGTACTTAGAGTAAATAAAGATACAAATAAAGTTGAGTTATTAAAAAAAGACTACACAAATTCATCACATACTGGCGACGAAGAAAATGTTGTAGTTTTTACAAGAACAAAAGATAGAGTAGACGAAGATGGTAGAAAAATACTTTATGCCGAAGAAATACAATCAGATATGTCTCAACAAGGCAGAAGTAAAGGTCTTGTTATGGGAGAAAAAGAGAAGAAAAGTTTTATAAATAAAAATAACCCAGTTATCTATGGTGATTTATTAGATTCAATAGATAAATTAAAAAAGACAACTAATATAAGTGAGTTAAAAGGTTTAAAAGGTTCTTCTATTGAACCTAGAAGGCGACCAATATCTAAAACAGTAGTTGGCTTTGATAACGATACAGACGTTATTGCAAACATTGGCTCTAGTTCTGTTATAAATAGACTTAATTGGGATAAAGCACATTCTCTTGAAGATATTATAAAAAAATTTCAGACAAAATATAAATTTATTACAACAAAAGATAAAAACGTAAATATATTTTCAAATTCTGGCATAGATAAATCAAACGTAAATCTTTTAGATGAAAGCATAATAGAAGAACAAGGCATTAATATACCAAAAGGTATATATGATGATATTTCAGATTATGTAGATTTATCACTTGTAAGAGAAAAAACAAATACCTTTGAAAAACAAGCATTTAGTAAAATATACGATAGAGAATATGACAAACAATTTGGTGTTAGAAATGCTTATGAGTTTGAAAAAGGAGAGTTACCAGATTGGAACAATAAGATGTTACAAAAGGCTCTTACAAAACAAGACTATAAACAATTTATGAAAACTGCTCGAGACGAAGCCCTTAGTAATGATTCATTTACTTCTGTAAACCGAACAGAATATGAGGCATTAAATGATGCAGATATTATTGATATTCCATCTGGTATTGTAATTGATGATAAAGAATTAACAAAAGTATCAAAAGCAGATTATGAAAAAGAATTTATACAAATGCGTATAGATAAAATTATAGCAGATAAATTACAAAAATTAACATCTATAACAGATTTTGCAAATGCAAAAGCACAAAATTTTGATTATTCAGATAATGCGATAGATGAAGTACATGAAGGTTTAAAAGAACTTAATTCTAATTTAATTAAGGCTATTCAGTATAATAATAAACTACAACCTATAAGCGACATACCATCAGCACCATTTATAGGGACATCAGAGCGTTTTACAGAGTTGGCAATCAAAAGGTTAATGAAGTATGCAAACGACAATGGTTATGATGGTGTATCATTCTCTAGCGGTCTTATACATGATAAAAGATGGCGACAACCACAACTGAAACAATATTATGATGTTGTTATACCAAAAGTTGCCAAAAATTTACTTAAAGGTACAGATGCAAAATTAGAATATAAAACAATTCTTTCTGATATGGACTTCTTAGAAAATGCAGAGAGAGGAGAACTTGCCTTAGATATAGATAAATACGACATAAATAATCAATTAAAAACTGGAACAGGTTTACCTAATGGTGGTTTTATTAAAGACACACCAACAATTTACTTAACACCTCAAGTAAAAGAATATATTAATTCTGGTACATCTTTATATACACCAATAGTAGCAACAGGTCTTGCAGGTGCAACAGCCAATAGATTAATGGGAAGTGAAGAAGATATAATAACAGAGGATAATGGGATATAATGGCATCTAAAGTTAAAAAAATTGCTAATGCAGAAATAAGAGCGGCGAAAAAGTTTCTTGAACGAAGAAAAATAGAAACAGACGAAATCAGCCCTAAAGACTTTGCACAATTAGCAGGTAAACTAGATAAAAGCTTTAATCAAACTTTGAAAATCTTAGCGAGAGAGTTAACTGCAGGGCAAGTATAATGGAATTACAAAATACATCACCTAATTTAACATCAAGAGAATCAGTACAAAGAAAGATAGCTAATGCTTTAGATTATCTAGGAGAAAACTATAATATAGTAGATAAATCAGTACGAGAAGGTGATGCAACAACAATGGATATCGCCAGAAGTTTTACTGGTGATGTAAAAAGCGATAAATTATCAGAAAACATTGGTTTATTAGATTTTACTCCATTTGGTACATATTTCGCCGCTGAAGAAGGACAAGATGCTATCAATAAAGCAGAACCAAATGCTTTTAAAAGACAAATGGCATTATTAAATTATTTAAGACAACCTCTACAAACAATAATAGATAGACCAGATATAGGTTTACCTGCAACAGATATTGCACTTGGTGGAATAGAAGCAATCCCTTTTGGTTATGTAGTAACAAAGCCAATCAAAGGCTTCTTTAAATCGCTGAAAGCTAAAGCTACAGAGCCATCAAAAGACGTAGGTATGATTACACAACAAACATCTTTACCAACATCAGGCGACGTTTCTACGAACACAGTACCAGTAAAAAATGAAGAAATTGACCAATCTAGGAGAAAGTTTGTAAAAGATACTGGAGCGATAGGAGCATTAGGTCTTCTTGCAACACAAGTTCCAGATGCAATTAAAATGTTAAAGAATACAAAAATTGCTAAAAAAATACCAAAGATACCGAAAATAAATTTTAATACATCATTAAAAAAGTTTACTGCACCATTATACCGTAATTATTTAAACGAGGTTATTGAAAATAATAAAATGATTGGTAGAAGTGGCAAAACAGAATTTGAAGATTTGCCAATAGATGACGAAAATGCCTTTGAAGAAAATAGTATTACTGCAAATATATACGATGGTTTATTTAATAAAGATAAGGGAGGTGCATTAGGCGACTTTGAAGATTTACCTTTAGAAGAAAAAGCAAAATTAGTAGAAAAAAATTATGGTGTTAAAGATGGTTTGCATATTAAACCAAATGAGTTAAATGATAAAATTGTATTTGATTCTGCAGTTGATTTTGGAGGCGATTACGATAATGAATTTAGAAGCGCATTACAAAAAAGAGCAATTAAAGATGGCGCAGAACCAAGTGAATTAATACAAACAGATGCAGAGTATGCAGGAATTATGGTATATAAAGATGCAAAGGCATCAGACAATATGTCGAATGCTATAGAAGAATATTATAACAAATTAATAAAAGAAGGTAGGTCGCCAGACGATATCGCAGAACAAGTCTTTGAGGGACCTTTTCCAGAATAACGACAATAACCCTAAAATACTGTGGTATGATATAACAAGAAAACAATTAACCATAACTGATTGACGTTCTTAGGAAGATAAAAACCCTAGCCATATAATGAGAAAAAATGACTAGGGTCTGAGGTCTGGGGAGGATACCTCCCTTATACTTTATTCAATTTTATAGCCCTCTGCAATACTCTATGTCTTTGTAATTGAGTTAAATTAGAAATAACATTAAGAACTTTAATTGCATATTGCCTTTCATGTTCGACCTTAAACTCATAGTTTCTTTGTGTAGGTTCTTTAATAACATCAAATTGCTTTTTAATAAGTTCCATATCAAAGCCATGTTTTTCAATAAGTAAATCAACTTCTTTTTGAGTGACTTTATCTTTAGAAACAATCTTGGTAGGTTTATCCATAGATTTTCTCCTTTTGAATAAAATTTATTATATGTTCTTCTATTTCAGATAAATCGCTTGATAAATACTCTGTTCTATCAATCATGGCATAATAATTACCATTCTTGTTATGCATAATACCAACGTTGTAATCAAAACTGTCTTTT